AACTCTCTTGATGTTAACTGTGCTGAGTGACACCAAAGGTCACTTTGCGTGTCATAGTAGAAGTTGCTTGCACATGTCTAGAACGTATGCATTATTTCAAGATAAAATGTTTAGTAGGAGACCCCCGTAGGATACAAGTTCCTAAAAAATAATAGATAATAAAGCTTAAAATTTAATGGTAAACTGAAATAGAAGTATATTCTTGGTTTCGTGCACATTTGTGCATTTAGCCTAGAACTAGGCCGAAATCTTTAGTAAATAAGCAAATTGATATTTTTGTTCAATTGTACTATTATCATCTTATAGGAGGTGATTTTTTTTATGCGTCCTCGTCTCGTGCGTTATTACGGCCCTGATTATGACAATCTGAAACATGGTCACGTCTATCAGGTACACTGTCTTTACTCCCATGGCTTCATGCTCATTGATGACCACCATGAACAGGCATATGTCTATGCCGGAAATTGTGAGGTGCTTTGAGTGCCTTGTTATCATCCCATTTATGCCGTTCGTGTCGGCACTAAGGAAAACGGAAAAGCCGAATTGAAGATGCTCGGTTATACCCCGGATGACCGTGAAACCTATGTCGAGTGGCACAATCACCGCTATCCTCGTTCCGCTCTCGTTCCACTGCCCTGTGGTCAGTGTATCGGATGCCGCATTGACTATTCTAGGCAATGGGCAAACCGTTGTTTGCTTGAACTTAAGTACCATGATTCCGCTTGGTTCTGCACTTTCACCTATGATGATGACCACGTCCCTCGTACTTATTACCCTGATCCTGAAACTGGTGAAGCTATCCCAGCTTTGACCTTACAGAAGCGTGATTTCCAACTTTTGATGAAACGTATTCGGAAAAAATTTGAAGATGATAAAATTAGATTCTTTGCGTCCGGCGAGTACGGATCTCAGACGTTCCGGCCTCATTATCATGCCATCTTGTTTGGTTTGCATCTCGATGATCTTCAGCCCTATAAGACCGTTAAGGAAGGAGGTGAGTATTACACTTACTATAACAGCCCCTCGCTCCAAGAGTGTTGGCCTTATGGTTATGTAGTTGTAGGTGAAGTTACTTGGGAATCATGTGCTTACACTGCTCGCTACGTAATGAAAAAGCTTAAAGGAAAGGAAGCTAAATTTTATGGAGAGCACAATATTCAGCCTGAGTTTACTCTCATGTCCCGAAAGCCTGGAATTGCACGTCAGTATTTCGACGAAAATCCTAACTGCGTTGAAAAACAGTATATCAACGTTTCTACGCCGAAAGGCGGTAAAAAGTTCAAGCCGCCGAGGTACTTCGACAAACTCTTTGACATCGAATGCCCAGAAAAGTCCGCAGAGTTAAAAGCACTGCGTGCTAAGCTGGCCCAACAGGCCATGGAAGCTAAATTGTCTAATACGTCTCTTGATTCTTACGAACTGCGAGATGTTGAGGAAGAAAAACAGTCCAACCGACTAAAATCTTTAAGGAGGAATTTGTAATGAAAATGCTCAAACGCAAGGATAAGAAGGTGTTTTCCCGTACCGCCGCCAAGTCTAAGAAAATTAACATTGCCCCCAAGATTTTCCGAGGAGGTATTCGTCTATGATTACTGTTATTGTCGATGGTGAAAAGGTTGCTCTTGTTCCTTTGTGGATGTCTCGTCATGTGATTGACGATGCTGTTTCCCGTTATCCTGGTTCTACTATTGTTTTGGAGGTTAAAGAAGTATGATTTCTGGAATTTATGCTATCAAGGACGCTAAGTCCATGTTTATGCCTTGTACTGTTGACGTTAATGACGCTACCGCCGTCCGCAATTTTGAACATGCTGTCCGTCAGCCTGATTCCCTGCTCGCTTCTCACCCCAATGATTTCGCTTTGTATAAGCTCGCTACCTATGACAATGTTGGCGGCTATATTGAGCCGCTGAACCCCCCTCGCCAACTTTGCGATGCCGCCCAGTGTCTTGTGAAGGAGTGACAATATGGAATTTAAAACGCAGTATGATGCTCGTGACCGCATCTTTTCTGACCCCGGTAGCCCGGAGCATATCACTTATGCCGGTCATTATGATGAAAAAGGCCGTGTTGTCCTCGAAGAATCTGGCCGCGAAAATCTGTATGACTATATTCAGTCTTACGCCGAAAGCTGTGATATTCACGTTCTTATGAAGCGCTACGCCAACGGAGACGTTGACGCTCTTTCTCAGAAGCAAGGCTTCTATGGTGATTTCCTCGACTTCCCCAAGACCTATGCCGAAGCCCTCAATCACATGAATGAAATGGAACGTCAGTTCATGGCCCTGCCGGTGGAAACTCGTGAGAAGTTTGGTAACAGTTTCACTGAGTTCCTTGCCGCTTCTGGTGAAGCTGATTTTCTCGAACGGCTTGGCATTAAGGCCGACGAGCCTAAAGAAGTTACCCCCGCTATTCCGGTTAAGGAGGATGTTAAAGAATGAATAGAAATACCGAATCCCATTTCAGTTTGTCTCCCCATGTTGATATCTCCCGTTCTCGCTTTGATCGTTCCGCTTCCCTGAAGACCTCTTTTAATGCTGGTGATGTAGTCCCTTTTTTCCTCGAAGAAGTGCTTCCCGGCGATACGTTCAGCGTAGATACGTCCAAGGTTGTCCGTATGCAGACTTTGCTCACCCCTATGATGGACAACGTTTACCTGGATACTTACTATTTCTTTGTCCCCAATCGGCTTGTTTGGGATCACTGGAAGGAGTTTTGTGGTGAAAACACTGAAAGCGCATGGATTCCAGCGACTGAGTATACGATGCCCCAAATTACAAGTCCTGCTGGTACAGGATGGGACGTTGGAACTCTTGCTGATTATTTTGGTATCCCAACTGGCGTTGCTGGTCTCTCTGTGTCTGCTCTTCCCTTCCGTGCTTATGCCCTTATCATGAACGAGTGGTTCCGTGATCAAAACCTTCAAGACCCTCTTGTTGTGCCCACGGATGATAGTACCGTGGCTGGTGTGAACACTGGTACATTTGTGACAGATGTCGCTAAAGGTGGTAAGCCCTTCATCGCCGCCAAGTACCACGATTATTTCACTTCTGCGCTTCCTGCGCCCCAGAAGGGCCCGGATGTAACAATTCCTGCGGCTACTTCTGGTCAGTATCCCGTTGTTGGCCTTGAAGCTACTCATGATCCCGGTGGTTTTGGTATGTTCGGTAGGGCTTCTTTGTATTCTGGCGGAAGTTCTTATATTAAGGATGGTACTTTTGGTACTTCTGCTGGTCAAATTAAGGTTTTTGATACTTCTGATACTCCTATTTCTTCTACTGGTTCTGCTCCTGTTGGTTTTGAGCCTACAAACCTTTGGGCGCAATCTTCTGGTGGTATCGGTGCTACCATCAATCAGCTTCGTTTAGCTTTCCAGATTCAAAAGTTCTATGAACAACAGGCCCGTGGCGGTTCTCGTTATACGGAAGTTGTTCGCTCTTTCTTCGGTGTGACTTCTCCCGATGCTCGCTTACAGCGTCCTGAATATCTTGGCGGTAACCGTGTTCCCATCAACGTCAATCAGATTGTCCAGCAGTCCGGTACTGATTCTTCCGGCACTCCGCAAGGTACTGTTGTTGGTCAGTCCCTTACTACGGATAAACACTCCGATTTCACGAAGTCCTTCACTGAGCATGGTTTCATCATCGGCGTTATGGTTGCCCGTTACGACCATACATATCAGCAGGGTCTCAACCGTCTTTGGTCTCGCAAGGATAAGTTTGATTTCTATTGGCCCGTTTTTGCAAACATTGGCGAACAGGCTATTAAGAACAAGGAAATCTTTGCGCAAGGTACGGACAAGGATAACGAAGTTTTCGGCTATCAAGAAGCTTGGGCCGAATACCGCTATAAGCCTAACATGGTGACCGGCGAAATGAGGTCTGCTTATGCTCAGTCTTTGGACGTTTGGCATCTGGCTGATGATTACAACTCCCTTCCTTCTTTATCTGATTCGTGGATCAGAGAGGATAAGGCAAACATTGATCGTGTTTTGGCTGTCACATCTGCTGTTAGTAATCAGTTTTTTGCTGATATCTACGTGAAGAACTATTGTACTCGGCCCATGCCCATGTACAGCGTCCCCGGCTTGATTGATCATCATTGATTCATAGAGGGGGCTTTT